AAGGTTTTAGAACTTTAAGTGTGACAGATGTTTTCAATCTTGCCATCATATCGTCCACTTCCTTCTGTGAATAGGTTTTTTCAGCACTTGCCTGATTTTCTGGAGTTTGTGACTCTTGGGCATCAGTTGCCTCTTGTGTGTTTGCCAATGTGTTTTCTGTATTGTCCATTGTTGACATCGCCTCCTTTTAACGAGTTAATATTATAATCAGTGTTTTAGACACCAATTTGTTGTATTTATGACTGTGCGAAAAGACTAATGCTTATGTGGGTCTTTTTGTTTGTTTCTGGCCCTTGCTTGGGTTAGAGTGTGTAGATCCTGTTGTATCAGTGTGGGCACTGGTGTTGAATTGTGTTGGTACACAGGATGACTGTACAACCATTCCTCGTGTGTGCGTCTCTCATTCAGTCTTGCGGCAATGTTGATTAATCTTTTGGCAGAGGCGTGTTTGTGTATCCACATTCGTGCCACACTGTCCCCCAATGGTGTGATGCGTTGCTCACCTTTCCAAGATTGTACGTCAATGCGTTGTGCCTGCCAATATGCCTTGCTCCAAGGACACACTGACACAATGTCAGCAAAGTATTGATTCCAATTAACGTCTTGGTTTTGGTTTTGGTTTGCCACGACCTTTTTTGTTTTTGTTTTTCTTTTTCATTGTTTTACCTATGTTGTGATATTCCGCTATGTCTTTTTTAGACATCATTATGGATGTATAAAACCTTGACTTTGTAATGCAAGATGTTCTTGTTCAGACTGTGCAATCTTTTCTTCACCTGTTTCTGGATTCTTCATGATGTGAGGCACAAAGGCGTCTGACATCATTTTTTCAATTTCTTCTTTTTCATATCCCATCCATTCATATATTGCTTTGTCTATCTCTTTTATTAGATTGGCATCAGTGGCAGTTTCTTTTGCTGTCTTCAATTGTGCAATCTCTCTGTCCTTGTCTCTGATGTTGAATGAATTTGGATACTGAACATAACCTGTGTAGTCTGTGCCTATGTATTTGGCAAACAATTTCCACATCTGTTCTTCTGCCAATTGTAAACCTTGACCCTTTTGTGCCAGTCTGGAATTCAACAATGAAAATTCAACTTCCATTGCCACACCACTCATGGTTTTTGCTTCTGTGGCACGAACTGCTCCTGTGTTCGCCATTTTGTCAATGCTGTCTATGGCATGGTTGATTGATTTGTATATTGAATCTATTGGCGCACCTGAAAATTCCAATGCATAAGGTTTTAATCCTGGTTCAAGGTTGTCAGGCATCTGTATTACTGATCCTGGACCTGCTGTGAGTCCTGCTATGTCTTGTGTTGCCACCACAGAAGGGTGTGTGCCCATCTTGATTGCTTCCACTGCCTCTGAAGTCATGTTGAAAATGTGCTTCTGCATAAGGGCAATATCCTGGATGTCTGAAATTCCAATTCCTCTCACATCTGATTTTTGATTGTACACACAGATGGCAGGAATTTCTCCCAACTGGTTGATTTCTTCTTCTCGTTGGATCAAACCTTTTTCCTTCACATTCACTGTGCTGGTTGTGATGGTGTCAGGTGTCCATTCTTTGATTACTTGTATGTCACCGTTGAAATCTTCTATGTATTTGAAATATGACAGTGTGTATTTGCCAATTGCGTTTCTTGTGTATTGCCAATCTGTCACTGCAAGTGGTGTCAACATATTTAGGTAAGGTCTGACACCTGCTGATAATTCTTCTGCCTGTGTTTGTAATCCTAGATTTGGTTTTGTAAGGATCAACCAAACAGCACCAAACACTGATGAGAAAGTTGAACAATTACGCATCATCTCGTTCAAACTTTGTCCGTCTTGGTCTGCATCTTGTAAAAATTCTTCTACCACAGGATTGCCAATCATTGTGCCTAGATCTCTAAATGGTGGATATCTGAATAGGAAACCGTTGTACACAGAGATACAACTTCTGCAATGGTTCTCCAATGGTGTGTGATTTAATCTTTTTGAATATTCTGTGTTGTTCTCCAACTGATATTTCTGTAAATGTCCTGACAGTGTGTAATCTTCTCCACCAATGTATGCTTGGTAAAGTTCGTTCCATCTTTCTCTGTAGGTTGAATATAATTCGTTGCTTGAAAGCAGTGCGTTGACTTGATTTTCAATAAGTTGTGATGTGTCCATCTGTGTTTATCTCCAAAACGGTTTTTGTTCTTTTGTTGTTATTCCCCATCTTTGCGGCACATAAGGTACCTGTGTGCGTTTCAGAGGGAATAGGAATGATACGCAATAACTCAACGCATCAAAAATATGGTCAAAACCAGAGTCCTTGTCAGGAACCTGTGTGCCTGGTTTATAACAATACTTCTCCAAACTTTCTATAGTGTATTTACACCTTTTGCTGACAAAGAGGTGATTTCTACCATCTGCTGATGATAATTTGGCGTTGAGTGCATTGATTCTGTCTCTCACAGCATCGTGGCGTCTGGGTGCTAATATTTTGAATCCAGCATTGTGTAAAATGGTATGGTCAGTGGCACCTCTTGATTTTGTAGAACCTGCCGCACCTGCTGGATCAGGATAGCAAATGATTCTGCTGTGTGGATATCTGTTTTTGATTTCGTCTGCCATTTCATTGGTGTTGCTGGAATACATCACAACCTCATCTATCACATATAAATCATCTTTGTCTCTCACCATGATTGCCGCTGTGGAGGGTGAGATATTGAAATCCAAACCTATGTGTAATTCTCTTGTGTTCAGTTTCTCTTTTTCTTTTATGTGTGTGTCTCTGTCCCAAGCATACGCAATCTGTGAACCTAGGTTTTCAAATGTAGCATTGAACTCTTGATTGAATTGACTCTGTGACAGTTCTGACTTGGCTTGTTCAATTTCTTCTGTGGCAACAAACCCGCCTTGCTGTGTGGTGAATTGAAATGATTTCCAATTCTGAGGATCTTCTTTCTCTTTCTGGAACACATCAAAGAACCAATTGGATTTGCCTGCTGGTGTTGAAATGATTAAACAACCGCCTTGTGAGTCTGACAATGCAGGACGAATAATTGTGTAAAAGGCATCTGCATTCACATAACTGGCTTCGTCTATCACACAATAGGTTAATTTTACTCCACGCAAATTGTCAAAATTTTCTGAACCTTTAAGACTAATCTGTGATCCATTTTTCAATGTCACCATCAGTTCAGATTCATTTATTTTTTCAACCCAATTCAAATCCAACAACACTTCTTTCAATTGTTTGAACGCGATCATTTTGGCACTACGGTATGAGGAAGTCACATACCATATATTTTGATTTGGTTGTGTTGCCTGATGACACATCTCTCTTATGGCAAGGGTAGTTTTGCCTGATCTCCTACCTGCGGATATCACTGTGAATCTTTTTTTGTTTCTGACTACTTCTGATTGAACCTTACTCAACTGCATTCAATCTCTCCTTGATCACATTGTAATATTCTAAATTTTGTTCACACACCCAATACATTCTGTTCAATTGTTCACCAGCAACAGCAGTGACACCTGACCCACCAAACGGATCATATATTCTCCATGTGGGTTCTGTGTATGAGTTGATTAAAAATTTCCAAAGGTTTACAGGTTTCTGAGTAGGATGCAGTCCTCTTTGTTGTTGCATCCTCAACACACTTCTAGGATGTCGTGTGCCTTTGTTGATGATGTGTCCAGCACCAGAATATCCTGATGCGCCACCTTTGCTTCTTGTGGATCTCCATGTGTATGGTTTGCCTTCAACATATTGTGGATAATAAACTGGTGTGCCTTTGCCAAACACCAATACCAATTCATGACATCTGTTGGGTTGGTGTCTCACCTGACCTGTGCCGTTGGGTTTCTCCCAGACCAAATCGTGTCTGAAAGGAATGGTTGCTGTCTTTATCAAATCCACTGCCAATCGCATCTGTGCTGTCAGTATCACCACACACTGTTCTGCCAATTGTGGTGTAATGATACGCCAAAATTCTCCTGGATCAAATGAACCATCCCAATCTAATCCTGTCACATTGTAGGGTGGGTCTGTTATGATTGCACGGATTGAATGTTCTTCTGTGATAAAATCACGATAATCTCCCAACTGAATCATGCTATCCTTCTCGTAATGCTATTTTGATTTTCAAATCGTTCAATTCTCTTATCACTTGATTGAATTTTTTTTGCACTTCAACAAATGCTTGATTGGTTTGTATCTGTAAATCTGCGATGCTCTCCTGTTGTTTCACAAGACTGCTCAATAATCTACCCTGTCTCAACAATTCTGTCTGGCATTTATTCAGTTGATCAAATGGATCAAACATTGGATCTAGCATTGGGTTCTCCTTTTGAAATATTTATTGCCTATTTCAATTTGTTGCGTAGATATGACGCATATGCTAACAAAATGATAATGAGACAATAAAAAAAGAATCCAGTCATAAGTGTGGGGAGTGAAGAGGAACTGCGTTGGGAAGACAATGAGCTTTCAGAAACAATGTCACGCAAAAAACACTCCCCACTCTATTTAAGTCGCACAGGAACCTTTGAATGTTAAAACGATAATAATTGATTGTTGTTAAAGGTTCCGTTGTGTTATATTCATAATAACATCATTGATTCACAATGTCAACCTTTTCTAATTGGATATCTTATTTTGTCTGCTTCTAATCATTGACAGTAAGTCTTCTGACTTGTCTTCTGTTTTTTCAGACTTCTTGCTAGGCAATGATTTCCAATAAATTGTGGTTGGTTCACCCATCTTTTTGTTGAATGTTTTCCATTTGGCATCAAGTGTTTTATTCTTTGACACCACTTTGCCCAAGTCACCCAACAGATTCTTGCTTTCTGTCACCAATTGTTTTTCAATGTGTTCAAATGCTTGTTTTGTTTTTTTGTATCCGTGTTGCTCAATACAATTCCACATTGTGGATTCTGGTGATTCATATTGCTTATCTTCAAAGTATTGTTCTGTGTTTGCCAAGAACTCTCTCAGTTGTTTCTTGTCTTCTTTGGGTTGTGGTGGTTTCAATTGTGCTGGTCCTGAATCTATGATGGGCATTTTTCTCCTTTGGATTGATTGACGTTGAATAGTTTGTTGAATTGTGGTGCTGGTGATTGTGTGGGTGGTCTGTGATTTCTGTTTGGTCCTCTACCACCGTTGTTGCCTGTGAATCCTGCATTACAATTATTCCAAACCTCTCTAAACATTGTGATACCTTTGAAACCCCATTTGCTGAGATAGTTGCCTTGATGTCTCTGACTGTTGGTTTTCTTTCTGTAGAAATAATCCAATGGATTCTTGTTGAATTCTAAATTTGGATAATCTTGAAATATCAAAAATTCTACTTCATCCAATATTCTTTTGTGTTCTCTGTCAAACACTGATGGAGTCTGCTGATACAATCTTTTTGCCACTCCTATTGCTTTGATCCAGTGTGTTCTGTCTGCATTGTGAATGGTAGCATATAATTTTTTATTGTTGTGTGGTAATTTTTTGTCTGGTTGTGCGTCTGCCAATCTATTTGCTGTTTCTGCCACTGATTGCCAATAATCTAAACCTTCGTCTATGTAAATGTGTGTTGCCATTGTATCACTATTATACACTAATCCACCCTCACTTGTAAAGAGGCAGTCTTACCAATATGTGCCTCGCTTTGGTGTGTTTGGTCCTGTTGGTGTGACTCATTCCACGGCAGTATTTGGTTTGATTCTGTGTTGATTGGGGTATCCATCATTCCAAGCAGATTTTTGGCAAGGAATATCTGAACAGAAGCATTCATGTTGTGAGCATTCTGTAGCATGGAGCGTCTCAGTGTAATCTTCAGATTTGCTCTGCCTTTTGTGATATAATCGTTAAAGTTGTATCTTAGGGTCTGTTCTTTGACACCAAAAAAGTCTGCCATCTCCACAGTGGTCACACCAAGAGCACTCAGTTTCTCTATTTCTTCTGGGTCTATGTGTGTTTTGTCTCTGCCAACTGGTATGCCCATCTTTTCGTATGGTTCCAATTGTTTGGGTTTGGGTCCTGTTTTTTGTGCCATAATTGCTGTACGGGGTTATGTGCCCCTCACCTCCTTGGGAGTTGTGTTCTGATATTTATATGATGCTTCTCAATGTGTGCCAGATCCCGCGTTTTTTTGTGTTTTTCCTTTGAGATCTTATGGTTTTGAGGTCATTGTGATATGCTGGTGGTATCTCTG